CGCCTTCGCCATGCGTCACTCCTTTGGCGTGAGTGTGTAGAGCATCGCCAGCACACGCCGCTGCACGCGGGCCGCCTCGGTTACGGCCTCCTCTGAGATGTTCGGGCCGAGAGCCGCGTGGAGTAGTTCGTGCAGGATCGTCTCGACGCGCGACCAGCCGCGTTGTTTGTCGTCAATGAGGATGCGAGGGCGGGCTGAGTTGTCGAAGAACGTCCAACCGGCGGCGTCACCCTTGAGCGGCACGAAGCGCAGAAGCCAGCGCTTGCCGTCAATCGTGATGTGGTGATCCTCCGGCATCTGCTGCGTCCCTTTCGCCCGTCAACGTAGCGGGGCTGTCAATCGCCAACGTAAAACCGCTTCGCCGCAATCAGCGCGTTCCGCGCGTCCGTCTGGAGCTTATTCCCGACCTCATTTAGCCACCGCTGCCGGGCCGGGCAGCCACACCCACCGGGCTTGCCCTCCGTGCGTGTCAGCCGCTCGACGCGCTCCTTTGTGATCCCGAGAGCGGTGAGCCCCTTTTCTACGAGGTCGCCGACAGGGATGGGCTCCCATATGTCTTCCGGCACAGGCGCGCACATGCGATAGAGCGGCAGCGTCTTGGCAACGTAGCCGCAGGTTGGGCAGGTGCGCTCGGGGTTCTGGAAGTCGCACAGTTTTGCGGGGTCGATCATCCTGAGATTTCCAGCCGTATGTATGGGTTTGGAGGAGGCGGCAGAAATTCAAGGCCCGGAGGGTACTGCGGAAGCAATCCGTTTCGGTTGTGGCTAATGACATAAGACCCAGGCTGCGGCCTGCACATCGTGGACGAATTGCAACCAATGCAGCCCGGAGAAAAATGATGAAAGTCTGGAAATGCTAGGTAGTTGTCTCCAGGAGATCCGACGCGAGTTTGGCATTTCTTTTCACACGATTGGCAGCCAGCCGTGTAGTAGTCGTTGCAGTGCGTGACGGCGGCATAGAACCCGAACCCGCCATAGCTAATGGTGCAGTTCTGAACCGCACCAGAGGGGCCACCGTTAAGGCCGCGCACCAGCACGATTGAATATGGGTCCGGCTCGACCCACTCTTCGCCGGTCCATGAGCTTGCCGGGTAAACCGTTGCCTCGATCTCTAGCGGCGCTGTTCCGCCGTCCCGGCAGCAGACGTGCCGCGTCTGAGAACCAGTTAGTTCTGCGAGCGGTGCGTAGTTGCCGCCCGGTGTCACTGTGAGCGTGACTCCAGATGGAGCGGTCGCTTCAAACGGCAACGGCACGCATTCCTCGTTTTGGCCTGGCGTCCTGAACGCCTCCGCGAAGCAAGCACCACTGGCAGATGAATAGGGCGCATCGGAGCCCTTGTTCAGGTCCGTGCCGTTCCCGCGATCCCAAACCATGACGCGGGCCGCAGAAGTTGAGTATTGCACCTCGACTGTCGTGATGCAGCCCTTGTTTAAAAAACGGTGCTGGTAGAGGCACGGATTCAGCGGACCAAACCCGTCGGAAGTGCGACTCGGCCTTCTTAGGACGACAGATTTCCCGTTCCAGTACGGTCCGCAACAAATCTCGACCCATTCCCACGCCAAATATCCAAAGCCGCCATTGGCAATTTTAAGCCCCGTGATCTGGCCGAATGTTGCACTGTTGGGGTTGGTGTTGATGGTCGCGCTGATTGAGGCCCCACCGTAGGTGCCTGCCGCTCTGCCTCGCTGCGCGACAGTAACCGTTACCGTCGCGAGCTCAATCGTCGTCGGCCCTGGCAAATAGTAAGCGCCAGCGCTCGTCACTTGGATGAATTCAATCGGGCCGCCTGCTGCGTAATATTCACGAAACCAGCCGTCGATAATGTCCTTGTCGTTCGTGTCGAGCTCAAAATCGACAATTGAGCCGCCAGGCCCCACGGTCTTCACAACCCAAGGCGTGCCGAAATCGCCGCAGTGCGCGACGCCGTTTGTCAGCGTAAACACAAGCTCATCGCCAACCGCGTACCCAGAGCCTGCGTTATTGATCGCAAAGTCGTTGAGAGCCCACACGGGGCTACCGTCGCAGTTTGAGAAGCCTTGAAACATGACCGGCACCAGTTCCGCACCGGCCCCGGTAGCAGAGTTGACGGAGATGGAAAGCGATGGCGCAGTTCGCCCGCGCACAAGAAACGCCGACGCGGGTTCAACTTCGACGCCAGGAGCCTCAACGGTAAACGTGATGGTGTCGCTCTCAACCGTGCCTCCTCCATCAAGCGCCAGCCCCGATAGCACCCAAACGGCCTGGTCGCCCTCCCCAACTTTCTCCAGCGACACGGAAAACTGTTGCGTCCCGCCTGCGCTGGCGGTCACAGTTGGCTCAAGTCGCTCTGAGATGATTCTCGCGTAGCCTTCCCCGCCGCTCGTCAGCTCCACCGCAGACACAGGCCCAGGGTCGTCGCCTGGTGCCGTCACTTTGCCAGCCGCGCCGGAGCCGAAATCCGATTCAAAATTCAGAAATGCCAGCGAACCACCCTGCACGCGATCCGCAGGCCAGTTGCTTACGCTAACCGTCACGGTGTCGGGCAGGCTTTCGCCCTTGCAGTCCACGCAGGGCAACGAACCGCCGCACTGGCCGCCAACGCACTGGCAGCCGGGAGGGCAGTCTTCGTTTTTTGCGCATGGGCCAGAGCACGGGCTAGCGCAGCACGGCGAGCAGGTGCTTCCGAGCATGATGCCGATGGGATACATGCCCGCCGCGAAGGCGAGGACGAGCCACGCCAGGAGCGAAGGCGGATCGGCGGAGACGATGGCGGCGAGGAGGTCTAGCATTGGGCAGCGACGAGAAACCAGGCGGTGCCGTCCTTGGCGACGGCACAGTTGCGAGACGACGCTGCCGTGCCGATGGCAGCAAATAAATTTGTCGCGCTCAGCGTGGCGGTCGAGCCGCGCAGCGTCACCGTCTTTGCGCCGTTGATCGACCACGAGCCGGTGAAGGTTGCCATGCGGAAGGTCTTGCGGCTCGCACTCTGCTGGATTGCCTCGAACGACAAGGCCCGCCCGCGTGTCGGCGTCAGTTCCGCCGCGCGCACCACGTTCGCGATTCGCTCGGCAGACTCGCGCGTGAACTGTACGGCGTCGCGGTCGCTCGGCGTCATGTTGGCGGCGTCCCGAAGACCGTTGCGAAACTAGCCTCGGGATTCACGCGGCGATTCAATACCGTCGCGTTCCCGGTCATATTCAGGCCACCGCTGCCGTTGAGACCCACGGGATTCGGCGACGGCACCCACTCGCTGTTCTGAAAATCAAACACCATCGCCCGCCGCTTCTCCCCGCCGTCAATGAAATTGAAGCCCACATCCGGCAGCAGTAGGTTGTGGCCGCTCTGGCGGTAGGCCAGCGTCGCCGTCGCCTTCCAATACTTCACGATGCTGCCGCCGAACTCCTCGTACTCGTATGTCGTGTCGATGCCCGCCACGCGGATCGTGTGGGCGGCGCAGCCGAAGTAGGTGGCGTCGTTCACGCTGTTGTTCGCGGCGTACCAAGAGGACGGGAACGCAGAGAAGTTCTTCGTCACCTTCATCAGCACCACGCTCTCGGTGGTCATCAATCCTGGGTAGAAGTCGAAGGCACTGTTCGTCAGCGGATAGGTCGTGCCGTTGCCGCTGCCGGGCGTCCCAGGGTGGAAATACCGCAACGCCGGGAACTCGCCCGTGCTGCCCTCGAAGTTCCACACGGCGGGGCGGCTAACCGGAGTTATCACTTCCTCGTCGCGCACCGTGCCGTACTCGGCGATCACCTCGACGTGATACGGCGAGCCCTCGTATCCTTCGTTCATCCAGATTTTGCGGAGCTTCCAGGCAGTTAGGTCGGGATGCTGAAGCCCCCAGTTCGTGCTGCCAAGCGCGGCGGTCATAACCTGAGTGAAGGTCGTCTCTGTGGCATCCGTCGTATTGTCGCTTAAGACGCACACCCAGCGACGCTTAGCGATCATCGGGCGCGTGATTTCACGCTCGTAGGTGCGGGCAAGTTCTTTGGTAGAGACAACTGGCATTTATCACCCCATTCTCGCCGCGCCGACAATCGCCACCGGCTGGTTGAAGTAGTTGGCCGAGGCCCCCGTGATGCCCGCCGCGATAGAGTTCAGCAACCGCGTCTGGAGCCGGGCCTCGATCAGCGCCGGGTCTTGGGCCTGGGCGGCCACGTCCTGAACCAACGCCTGCCCCTCGGCTGTGCGAATGTCCGCGACGTTCACGCTGGCGGTCGTCGGCCGCGTCAGCGCCTCCATCCGGCGGGCCTGCTCCTCCGCGACGCGGGCGCTCTGGGCCAGGGCGGCGTTCGCACCGGCGTAGGCGTTCTGGAAGCCCGACAGGAAGGCGTCGTTCTGGCGGGCGACCAAGCTCTGGAATTGCTGGGCGGCCGTCTGGCCCTGTTGCAGCTGCTGGGCCTGCTGGCGGTTGGCCTCAACGCGGCCGTCCACGATGCCCTGTTCGAGGCGGCGGGCCTGCTCAAGTTGCCGGATGCGTTCGGTGCTGGCCCGCGCGTCGCGGATATTGCCCTTCTCTCGCTGCTCTTGGTTCTTCCGCTTTTCCTCTTCCAGTTTTTCTTCGATGGCCGTGACGTTCAGGGCGGCCTGCTTCTTGCGTTCCTCCAGCTGCCCGGCCGCCTCGAGCTCGGCCTGCTGCCGCTGGTCCAACTGGGTACGCAGGAACTCTTCGACGCGCTGGGCGGCGGCCTCGCGCTCGCGGGCCACGACCTGCTCTTGCTCGACACGCTGCTGGAAAAACTGCTGCTGGCGGGCCACCTCGAGCTCGAATGCTTCCCGGTCAAGGATGCCGTCCTTCACCAGCCCCTTCGCCGCCTCAATGCCAGCGGCCAGGTCGGCCGCCGCCGCAGATCCGGCCGCACCAAATTCGCCAGCCTTCTCGATAGCCTGCTGAATCGCTTTGTCGGTGTCTTCAAACGCCTTGGCGAAGCCCTGGCCGAAGCCTTGCTCAACGGCCTGCTGTTGGCCCTTGAGTTCATCACGCAGCGTCAGCAGTTGCTCGCGCCGCCTCTGGGCATCCGCGTCGGTCTTGTCGGCCAGCACGTCCAACTGACGCTCGACGGCTGCGAGGTCTTCTTGCAGTTTGCTCGTGGCGTCGCCGGTCTTCAGCAGGGCATCGACACGCTTGTTGTCGGCCTCTGCCTGGGCGGTGGCGGCCTGCGTGGCTTCCTCGCGGGCTCTCAGCTCCTTGTCCAGTTCGGCGTTCACGTTCTTCATGAAGCCGTCCATGATCTTGATCTGGTCGGCCGTCAGCCCGCCTTCCTCGGCCATCCGCTGGAACGTGTCGAGCGTGGCTGTGGACTGTTGCAGGAACTCAGACGCGCCTTCGGTGCCGCTGTCGAGGAACTGCCGCAGCCGTTCCTCGGTCGTGTCGAGGTTCGTGGATACCTTGATCTCGGGAGCCTGGCTGGCTTCCACCGTGGCACGGAACCCACGGACGTATGCCGTGGCTGCCCCTTCGCCTCGGGCCGTCGCGGCGGTGTCGCCCTCGCCCAGCCCCACGGCGTTCAGCCCGGCCTGGAAGGAGTTGGCCCCGGCTTCGAGGAACTCCTTCTGGTTCTGGGCCATCGCGGCCGAGGCTTCATTGGCGAGGTCGGCCCCGAACTGGGCGAGATCGTCCGACACCCACGCGCCGACCTCCTCGAGCAGCTTGCCAATGGCCAGCATGATGCCATTGCCGACCGTCTCAAAAAGGTTGAACACCATGCGCAGGGCTTCAGTGACGGACGTGAAGGCGTTGGCCACGAACTGGAAAACAGCGCTGGCCTCGTCAATCGACGCCGTAAACCCGCTGAAGTTGCCCACGAACTGGTCGAACACGCCCGCAAAGATCTCGGCCCCTTGCAAGAGCACGTCCGTGATTGCGTTTGCGATCCCCGTGCCGCCTTCGCCCTGAGCCCCGCTCCACTCCTCAACGAAACGCAGGAACTGGTTCGTCACGTCCGTGACCGCCGGGGCGAGGTTGCCGATCACCTGCCCAATGATGCCGTCCACCGTGGCCCGCACGAGGTCGAAGGCATCGTTCATATCGGCCACGTTGTTGATCTGCGTTTCGCTGACAATGATGCCCAGCCGCTCGGCACGCTCCCGCAGTTCGTCGATGCTGGCCGCCCCTTCGCGGAAGAGCGGAGCCAGGGCCGCGCCCTGCTTGCCGAACACCTGCACGGCCACCGCCGCCCGCTCGGCCACCGTTGGCAACTGGGCAATGGCATCCCCGATCACGGAGAACTGCTGCTCAGGGGCCAGCATCCGCAACTCGGCCACGCTCAGGTTGATGCCACGGAGCGCCTTGTCCATCGCATCGCCAGGCGTCGCCTTGCCGATGTTCACGGCCAACTTCTGGACCGCCACGCCGAAGGCTTCCGTGTCCACGCCCGCCATCTTCGCGGCAAGGGCATAGCCTTGGAGCGATTCCACGCCGATGCCCGTGCGGGCCGAGAGGTCATTCAGCGAGTCGAGCGAGGAACTGACGTTGCCCGCCATCGTCAGCACGTTCTGGGCCGCGCTCGTAAACGCACTGCCGAGAGCCTGGAACGTATCCACGAGCACGCGCCCGATCTCGATCGTGCTCAGGGTGCTCACGCCCTTGTTGAGCTTGTCGAGCTGCTGGGTGGTCTTGTCGGCCTCGCCAGTGAACCGTTGCAGGCTCTTCTGGTTCTGCTCGACGATCTTCTGAAGCAGTTGCAGTGCCTTGTCGGCGTCGGAAAGCCCCTTGGTCATGCCAGAGGCGTTCGCCGTCATCTGCATGCCAACGCCGATTACTGTCGCCATTGCTCACCCGCTGTTGAAAATCTGCTGCAACTGCTTGATCTGATCCACCATCTGCTGCTGATGCTGCGGTGGTTTTTCGATTGGCACGAAGTCTTCCGCACGCGGTGCCTTGCCCTTGGCGGAATACGGGGCGAGCACCGCGCTCGCCAGCAATCCCGTCTCCCGCCACGAATCCGGCAACGCCTCGAAATACCTCGTGTAAGCCAACCACTCGGCGAACTCGACGGCCGACATGCGCCGCTCGAGCTCGCCCACCGTCATCTTCAAATGACCCGCCAAACGAAACAGAAACCTGCGCGTCGGGCGGATGCTTAGTTTTTTGCCAGTTCCTCCACGTCCTTGTCCGTGATCGCGTTGTGGGCGGCGGCCTTGTCGAACAACCGGCTCACCACCTTCGCGCTCTTCGCCGCCAACTTCTCCACCTGCTCATCGTTGAACAGCCGCTGGCCCGCCTGGTCGCACAGGCAGCGGGCCAAGAACTTGGCGCGAAAGTTGTCCACGCCGACTTCCTTCTTCCCTACCCATTCCTTCTGGTAGGCGTCGAGCTCGCCCACGGTCATCACGCGGATATAGACCTCACCGCCCCACTCCTTCACGTTGACCTTGAGAAGGCCCAGGTCGTCCGCTGCCAGGATCTGTTCTGCCGTCAGTGTCATGCGTGTGTCCTCATTCGGGCGTGATTTTGAACGTCACCGCGTACCGTGCGATGTCGTTGACTTTGCCCGAGAGTTGCACCCGCTCGCAGATCGCCTTGGTCGAGAAGGCTAACCCGCCACCAGCGATGGAGAGCGTGGCCTTCTTGCCGTAGTCGTGAGGTGAGAGCTTGTCGTCGCTCAGGCACGAAATATCTATAGTGCCTGCGTCAAACGTCCACGTGCTGGCCCGCGCGAGCGGCAGGCCGCTGCCGCCCGCGTTGACCTTGATTTCGGCGACCTCGCCGAACGGCTGGCCGTTCCACGAAGCCGTGACGCCCGCGCACTCGTTAGCCATGACGGGCCTCCGTCAGGCTTAGGGACGGCCGACCTTGAACGTGGCCTGGCCCCGCACGGCGTCGTTTGTGGCAAACGTCAGCGTCGAAGACACGACCGTGGCTGCTGTCGAAACGATGGCGGTTCCGGCTACCGTCAGCGTCAGCGTGCCAGTGATGGCGTCGGGGACGATGTTGATGCCGAGATAGTCCACCACGACCTCGCGGCCCGTTTCGGTCGAAGAGCCCTTGAGGGGTCGCTGGATCGACTTGATGCTGTTGCCGGTGGTCAGGCCGAGATGCGACACGTCAATGGTGTCGTCGGCGGCCGGGTCCGTGTTGCTCACGACGATGTTCGTGACGGTGAAGGCGGTGCCACCGAACGAGAAAACGGTCCCGGTTCCATCATGCGGCGTTGCGGCCATCTGCTAGGTCTCCTGCCAGAGGACGTTGAAGGTCTGAGTTACTTGGTACACCGGCGGAAGGTCGCCGCCTGCCAGCTGCACGAAGTCGTCGGATTCCTGCTCCAGCGACACATGCTTCACTTCCGTATTGTTCAAAGTCCCCCCGTAGCCATCCAGAACCAGACGCACGCGGTCGGCGAGTTCCCGCACGTCCTCGTAGGTGGTGGCGAAAGACTGCATTTCCACGCTCACGTTCGGCACGCCCATCGGCCCGGCCAGCGTGTGCTCCCGGCTGATGCCCGAGCGCCGCCAGATAACAAACGGCAGGGCCGCCGTCTTCGGGGCCAGGAGCGGGAAGACGCGGCTGCCCACGATGGACGACGTGACGGTGTTCGTCACGAGCACGCTGCGGAGAACGGCTTCGGGGGATTTCATGTGATGAGCCCTCTTGCTACGCGGCCCTTGACCTCGTTCAGTGCCTTCTCAAGCCTTGTGGCCAGTTCCTGCTGGAGCAGGCTTCGCATCGCTGGCTGGGCCTGGTTGAAGGCTGTCTTCACCGGCGGCACGCCTGTGCGTCCACCGACCGGCATCTTGCCGAGCTTCACGACCTCGCCATCGGCGGCCCGCTTGAAGAACGCCTTTGGATACTTGGGGTTCGTCTGCACCTTCAGCCTGGAGCGATAGCGGGCGGCGTAGCGGTCGCCTGCCGCTCCGAAGAGGTTCTTCGGTGGCTTGCCAAGTTTTCGCGGGCGGGCGATTGTGAACTGCCCGCGCTGCTTGAAGCTCGACGCCACCGGCCCCTTCGTCTTTCGCTCTTTGGTGCCGAACTCCAGAAAGCCCTGGTGGTATCCCTTACTGCCACCGCCAATCTCGTAGCCGACGAGGCCCACGGCGTTGCCGTTTTTGGCGTACACCTTAATCTTGGTCTTGATGCTTTTCCGCAGGTTGCCGGTCGGCCCCTTCGGCGTGTTCTTACGCAGGGCGGCCTGCCCTGGTGCCATAGCCTTGCGAAGAGCGGCCCCGAGGTGCTTGGCGGCGATGTTCTTCGGGAGCGTCTTGAACTGCTCGCGGAGTTCCGTCAGTTCGGGAAACTCCATGCCGAGCTCAAGGGCACCGCTGGCCTGTGCCATTTACTGCTGCTCCTGGCAAATGGCCTCGTGCTCGCTACGGTTGCCGTGCTCAAGCAGGCTGACGATCTCCAGCGTGCGAGAGCGCCACGAAAACCGCATCTGTTGCGTGAGGCCCGGCAGATAACGCAGCCGCAGTCGATGCGTGATGCTTGTTTCCTGCTGCCCGGCCGCCAGAGCTTCGCGGGCGCTCACGCCTTCCACGCTGGCCCAGACGGCCGAGGAATTGCTCCACGCCAGCACCGTCTCGCCGAGGGCATTGGTGCTGCCGCTGGCGATCTGGACGGTTACACGCTCGCGTAACTTGCCGGGGTCGATCATCGGTAGGAGCCCCATCGCTGCGAGTCGAGAAGCGACTTCACGCCGAACGGGATTTCGTCGCCGCTCATGGAGTCGGCCGCCATGCGGCGCTCGAACCACATGCCCACGAGCATCAAGATGGCGTGGCGGATCGCGGCGGGCACGTCGGTCCCGCTGTTCCCGTAGCCAGCCCACCACGTCACGGCATGCGCCCCGGCGTCGATCCGGTGCGGCGGCCAGGTGCCAGCGTAGATCGGGAGTACCGTGCCCGGCGTCGATTGGCGATCCACGCGGAACTGCTCCACGGCGTAGGTGCCGGTCGTGCCGCCGTCTGCCGTGAACGTGAGCGACACAGCCGTGGCCGTGCCAGCGACGGCCATCGGCGGGCGGGGCAGCTCCATCGCCTCGATGCCCGAGGTGGGGAATCGGTCGAAACGCATGACCCACTGCGTGTAGACCAACGTGCGGTCGAGGTACTGCTCGCACCACTCACGGGCCGCCGTGATGAGGCTGGCCACATAAGCGTCGTCGGCGTTGCTGTCGATGCGGCAGTGGGCCTTCGCCTCGGAGAGCGTCACGGGCTCCACGGCGGGGGGCGTTTGGCGGCTGAGGCTGCGGTACATCACTTTCGCTTTCTCCGCTTGGGCGTGGCG